AGACTCTATGGCCTTGAGCACTATGACGCTTGGACTTTTTCTTGTATGAAGTCCAAAGCTGGCGGTGACGACGGGATCGTAGGTGACTTGCCTCCTGAATACATAGTCCGTTCTGCCAAGATGTTGGGACACATCTTGACCTGTGACGTAGTAAAAGCAGGAAATTTGGGAGTAAATTTTCTTTCTAGGTACTATTCTCCTAGAGTTTGGAATGGAGACCCATCATCAATGTGCGATTTTCGCCGACAGATGATGAAATTTCATACCACTTCTAAAGCTAACGCCTCAGGCGAAGGCTGGGAAGTCAAGAAACTACGAGAGAAAGCACTTAGCTACTATCTAACCGACCGTGATACGCCTATATTAGGTGAATTCTGTGCGACCGTTTTAGCCATTGACGACTATAAGGTTGGTACTGAATCTACTACTGATATCAGGTGGTGGTCCAGGTTTTCCCTGGAAGACCAGTTTCCCCAGTTGGGAGACCACTCATGGATGGTAGACGTAATAAAGGAACAGCTGCCGAATATTTGCTTTGAAACGTTCGACTCTTGGATAGCTATAGCCTTACACGGCGATTTGGAAGGTATGTTACGCCCTCCACTACTTCTTGATGAATATCAGGAAATAGAAGCTCCTCCAGGGTCGATTGTTGAATCGAGTGTGAGCTCTCTGAGCTCCCGGTCTCTAGAGCCGCCACGAGTTATACTCAAGGCTACTCGAAAGGCCGTTGAGACCCAACTTCCCGTCCAATCTTCTCAGAAGAAGAAGAAAAGGAGAGGGAAGAGGCGCAGTGCGAAAAAGAAGTCGCACAGCGCCAGTGGGGCCTCTACCTCCGGGTAGAGGGAGAATAGCGATCCATGGGGGGGCTTGGTAACCCCCGCTATAAAAATTCCACCCCATGGCTCGCCGTAAGAAAAGCGGAAAGAAAGTCAAGAGACCATCGAAAGGTAGTAATGGTATGAAACCTTACGCCCAGATGCTCGCTGACCCCTGTTCATCAGTGTTGGTCCCTGGATTACACACTACTGATGAAGGAATACTAGGCAGGTTGAAGACTTCGTTTTCCACGTCGTACAACTTAACCAATGGTTACGTTTTATGGGCACCTCACTATGTTGGTGAGGCTAACGGCCCAGACGCTCGTGTTAATCTGATCTTCTTTACGACATCCACCCCCAATATTGGACCACTGAACACCACAGTTGATCCATATGGTTCAGGACCGAATGGAAATTCACCTGAAGCGATTGCTCTATCTGTTGGAGCTTCCGCGTTTGTGATGTCGACCACCGTCTCGGATTTCCGACTCCTCTCTGCTTGTATGAGAGTCATGTACACTGGCTCTATGCAATCTAGTGCTGGAGTCATCGCCTTGTTGGAAAATGTCCCCGCTGACACTCTCCTTCTTGGTGATGCAGGAAATCCTGCCTCTGTCACACAGCTGTTCTCAATGTCTTCAAAGACTAAGAGGATTGGTGTTGACGTTAATGAAGTCATCTATCGGCCGAATTCTTCCATTTCTGGAACATTCAAGTCCGACCGAGACTCCGTTTTCCATGTAGGTAATTCCGCTGTCACTGCGCTGACATCCGAGTCGCTGAGATTTTCTCCGACTATGTTTGGCTTCGCTTGGCAGGGATTAGACTCCTCTCAACTTCTGTTTGAATTCATTCAGAATATCGAGTGGCGCCCAGAATCCTCTTCCGGTTATGTGCAAACTATTCCCAGGCAGTTAAGCCAACCAGGTCTCGTACCCAAAGTACTGAAGTACCTGGATGACAACTTCCCTGGCTGGACTACCAGCCTGAAACACGCCACGAGTTACGGTGCGCGAGCAGCCATATCGGCCTTCACTGGCCAAGCTCCCCTCCGACTCGGCTTTTGACACCAACGTCTCATCGAAG